AAGGAACTTGTGGGGGTGGTGTAAAACTATCTCCTCTTGGAGCATTAAAAGCACGTGCTTGCCCTCTCATAAACTCTTCTCTAGAGACAGGAGGTCTTACTGTATCTCCTCTTGGAGCATTAAAAGCACGTGCTTGCCCTCTCATAAATTCTTCTTGCGTAGGTTGTTTAGGTGCAGCGGGTTTTCTTTTAGGACGTGGAACTTTACGAGGAGGGCTTCCAACACCAGCCCTTGCTCTAGCTTTACCAATTGATGCTTGAAGTTTTTTTGGAACAGGCAAACCTCTAGCAATAAGCTCACGAACAACTTTACGAGCATCTGCGCTGTCAGGATTTTTTACTGCCTTTTTAGTTAATTCCGAAAGCTTATCTTGCTTTACAAATTCTAATGGTCGTCTTGCCATTTTATCTCCTCCAAGCTGCTTACTAACTCTAGTAATATAGTTTCTGGTTTCTTTGGGAAGGTCGCTTTTGTTTCTACCAGAAGCTATCCACTTGTTAGCGTTTCCCGGTCCATAGTTATAGGCAACAAGTGTTGCTTCAAGATCGCCACCATAATAGTCAAGCAATGCTAAAGCATAGTCTCTACCTACTCTGGTATACTCTTCTTCGCTTTCATTACGAGCAGGTCTAACTTTATATCCCGGTTGCCGTGCCGTTGCTGGCATAACTTGCATACGGCCTCTGGCACCTTTAGGACTAACGGCATCTCTGCGACCACCGCTTTCAACCTGTTCGATAGCTTCTAAGAGTCGATCTCTTGCAGCCATGATTAATCTTCTACTTTAAAAGCTTTACCTTGCGTGTAGTCTTCATCGACTACAACATCTTGAGGCGGTCCCTTTACATCTGGTCCTTTACGTGCAGCACCATAGCCCTGACCTGTAGGACGACCTACAATCTCATCAAGGTTATGGGGCCGTTTAATAAGTGTATGTGGTCCCGGCATTTACTTTCTCCTTTTACGTTTTCTACGTAGTTTAGTTTTGCTCGTAACTTTTTTTCTAGCAGGGCGAGTAATTTGTTTTCTTATTGAAGAGCGACTAATCATAAAAAGAATTTACAAAGTCTTGTCCGCTCATAACCTTGCCACCTTTCTTACGTTTGTAAACTCGACCGCCCGATTTTTTAGAAGATTCATCTTTAAGTGTTTTATCAGATACATCTCGAAATCCTTTGTCCGGTTGCCTACGTGCGCTAAAAGGAGAAAGGACTCCTCGAAATTCTTCGGATATTTCTACCTGCCTTTCACTGTCTTTTATCATTGCTTTTGCCAGTTTACGAGCTTCAGTTTTTGATATATTTTTATCAGAATTAAATATTTGTATCGTTAATATATCTTCAGCGTTTTCTTTGTTCCATGTTCTCATAGGCAGCTCTATTGCTAATCTTTTTGCTGCTCTCTCCTCTGCTCTCTTATTAGCTACGGTTTGTGGAACACCACGCTTGACCTGTCCCACAATATCACGTTGTGTAAGACGACCAGATTTGCCCCGCATACCTTCACCCGGATACCTATATAGTTTTTCGGGTACTGGACCTTCTTTAGCCGCAACTTCCTTTGCCTTCTTGGCCGCAGCATCTCGTACCTTTTTAGCCGCAAGTTTTTTTGCTTTCGTATCCGCAGGCTTCTTTACTTTTTTAGCCGCAGCTTTTTTAGGTGCAGGTTTTTTTGCTTTTTTACGAGAAGAAGCAACAGTTTGTTTTGCCGCAGCTTTTTTAGGCGTAAGTCTTTTTACCTGCTTCACGTCAGAAGCAGGAGCTTTTCTAGCCGCTCTTTTTTTTCCTGTTGCTTTTCTTAGTGCTTTTCTAATCATAACAAGCTGCTACAATGGCATTGCCATCATTGCCCGAAACTTTTTTGGATTTTATTTTATTTTTAGTATAGCCGCCATTTTTAGCATAACCCATTTTATTACGAACAGGTGTAGGAAGTTTAGCAAGACCCGGATTTTTAGCTTTATCTACAGTCTTTAGTGAGCCTCCGCCTTTTCTCTTTTTATATTTTATTTTTGTCCTGCCACCCGGTCCACCTCTAGATTTCATATCTTTAATAGAGGCTTTTAGAGCATCCATTTTTGTTTTATTCTCAGCAAGATATGCAATTTTATTTCTTCGATCTTTCATAGCATCAGCCTTAGCTCTAATATCAGCAAGCTGTTTTTCTTTGCGGGCTAATGCTTTATCAAAGTCACTTGCTTTTTTAGCTGCAACTTTAGAAGAGCGCATTCCTGCATCTGCTTGTTCAGCACCTTTACCAACTGATCCCGCTGCTGGCTGCATTAAATCTGCTGCCTGTTTTCCTTCTGCTTTTCTTTTTGCTTTAGCAGCAGCAGAACCCTGTTTCTTTGCTCCTGCTTTTCTTGCTTTAGGCGAAGCAACTTCCTGCATAACAGGAACATTACTTTCTTTGGACATACGAACCTTTTCGCCTTTTTCATTTAGACGAGTAGCACTATCTCTGGTTCCCCTTAAACCTTGTCCTGCTCTTTTCCTTGCTTGACGAGCAATAATTTTTGCTGGCATATGTATTCTCCCTATGATCCTGCTTGTGTGATTGTATTAGGACCGCCAGCAGGAGAAGCCGCAACTTCCATGTCATCCTGTCTAGTTCTACGGGCCTGATTACGAAGAGTTTGAATTGCGTTTTGATATTCTGATTGCCATACTTGAAGAGTTTCCCAATCCTTCATGTATAGGGTAGCTTCTATAAGGCAACTATAAAACAAGGCGTTGTAACAGTATTCACTAAAGTAGTTACTGGTTGTAACACTTGTTCCTGTTGCTGACGCCAATGCAAGCGGCTGCGATGCCGTCTGTATTTCAACAGTGGTTGCCGAAACTGGTGTAGGTACTATTTTAATACTGGAGTTTGTACGCCGTGAATAATATCTTGGCGTTCCTGTGGAGGCGCTTACCGGCCAATAATCATTTGCATACTCAACAGTTCGTTGAAGCAAATTAGTTACAGTGGTTCCCGTGCTTACTTTAAAGTTTACATTGCGAACAATGCGTACACGATCATTCAGCGGAACGGCACCTGCATTCCCTGATGAGACTGAAACATTCGTATATTCATCTAGACCTACATCGTCAAGGTCTTTTGTAAGGCGAAACTCTGCCTTTGTAATGAAGAAAGGAATTTGCGTAGCAAACTCCGTAGAATCATTCTCAGTCGTATTAATTAAATCTGTTTTTAAAAATGCGTAGTCAGGCATGACTAGCCAAGCATAGCTGTTAGAACGCAACCATCAGTGGGACCAGAAACACTGACCACACCATACACCGGAACACCCATATCTCCAATATAGATATCCGAAGCTTCGTTGGCTGCTACCTGAAACTTAATAGCCGTACCTTCAGCAGTCTTGTTTGTAATCTGACGTTGCCCCTTAATAGAATAAGAACCAGCCGCAGATGCTACAGCATGGATAGCTACAATTCTAGTTGTGCTTGGAATGTTGCCATCAGCGGTTCCATTACTTCCAACGGTTGTGTCAGTATCTACATATTTAAGAACAGCATCTCCGGTCGCTATTGCAACTTTAATATTTGAAGCCATAATCTCTCCTTTAGGTAAAGGAGTAGGAGAGTGATCCGAAGACCACTCCCCCACACACTTTATTAACCGGCACTACCGAAGTAGCCACGCCAATCCGAAACACCGAAGCTATAACGCTCCCGTGCCTTGAACCGAAGATTACCCGTATCAAAGTCCGGCTCCATCTTCGTCTGAAGCGGCGAACGGACGAACATCTTCGCACCATTCGGAACATCAGTCTTAATGAAGTAGGCATCAGTGTCGGTAAACCGACGATTGATAAAGTAACCTTCAGGAACCATGCCCATGTGACGGGTGGCATTGATGGCGTTCGTATTCGGGTTCGCATCAGCAGCACTCGTCTGAGTGTTACCGGGAGACGAAAGAATACGATCCGCAATCGCCCACGAATCAACAGGGACATGCAGAGAAACGGCACTAGCACCAATCAGAATACCTCTATCATCTTTGAGTTTCTGAATGCTGGTAAGCGCAGTTTCAAGCGTTGCTTCCGTAAGGTCAGCAGCCGCTAGAAGGTTGGACTGATTGCCATCGGCAATAGTCGGGTGAGCAGCCGAGAAGAACGCCGCACCATCACCAATGGTATCGGTGAAAGCATTATTAAAAATGTTCGCAGCTTTAACCTGTTTGGTGTTCGCCATCGCACGAGCAAGACCTCTTGCACGTAGCTTCGCAAACGTATCATACAGATTATCTTCCATAGCTTCTTCAGTAACCGCAAAGGCAAGCGCAACGGTTTCCGCCGTGTAACGGGCCGTATAGCTTTCCTGTGCATCGTCATAAGAAACCGAAGCACCTTCACCCTTCGTGGGGGCGGTTCCGAAGCCCGTGAAGAGAACTTCTTCTTCGAATGCACGATCTGAGTTTTCAACTTCAAAGAGAGGTTCGTGTTCGTTATTAACCTCTCCATACTCCAAACCAAATACGGCGTTAAGACCGGGAAGGAGTTCTTTGCTAATACTAGCTCTATTAATAGCCATAATAAATCCTCCCTATTAAGCCGTTGACGCCGTAGCCGTTACAAAACGGTCACGGTGATGGTTGAGCCATACTTCCACAATCGGGAATGCATCAGAATCCTTTTCATCAGGGAACTGTGCACGACCAATTACACGAACAGCAGCAGCCGATTCTACACCAGACGCACCGTCCAGATAGTAGCTTGACTGACCCGTAGTCGTGCTGCCCGAAGAGGCAGTGGAGCTAACGGTTACATTATAGTTTTTGACAATAGCCAACTCAGCCGCCGACAGCGACGTAGAGGCTTGAATGTAATACGTCTGATCAGGATCAGTGATTACAAAGAATTTAATGTCCGTGGCACTAATGTTTCCCGGCCAATAGCGGGAGAACTTCTGCTCGCCATTTTCAACATACTGACAACCCATAAAGACACCAGACGGCTTGAGCGTTGCAGCGATAAACGGTGAAATCGTTGC